AACTAAATTTTTACAATGATTTAAATGGTTTGACTGTTAGTCGCATTTATGTTAATACTAACGTGTATGATACGGGAGATTTCCCAATGTCATCAAACGAAAATACAACGCTAACGGGATTATCTCACACGAATGGTTTGGTTGGGTTACAAATTGTATATGATTTCCAAAGTCAAAATAGTCCTAAGAACATTTACGTGTATGTGGATGGTGAATTGGATGTTACAACTTATACATCAACGGACATTACATTTACAATTGGTAATACAATTCCTGTACAGGACAATTCGATTATTACAGTTAGACAGTACAGTACTCCATTACCAACCCCAAGTCCTACCCCCGAACCAACACCAACATGTACAACAACGGTACAATATTTAAATGTTCAACTGACCGATAGTACTAAATTTAAATTATCCTTGTGGGTTGATGACCAATATACTCAACCTGACAGTGCCGAATGTGATTATGTGGTTTCAGGTCAAGCCCGAGGTGACATGGGTACCGTTTATGTGGGTGCTGAAACCATGGCTCACGGTGATCATAACCACCAATTCAACCTTGCCCCCGTACTCAACAATGGGGAGGTCGTTACAGGATTTACAGTATATTCAATAGACACGACTCAATGTACTTGTCCAACCATAGTTGATTTTGATCCGTTTAAATCGACACCAACTCCCGATGGTGGTGTGGGTACTGCAGTGTCTTATACAACGGGTACATTATTTGATGCTTATTCATCGAGAGATGGTGTGACAACTACAGATGCATTTGACACAAACAACTTTGTGTGGCAGTTATATTATGCCCACCAAGAAGTGACATTAACATCGGGTACGCAAAACATAGGGTTACAACCACATACAAACGGGTCTAATTCATGGACATGGTTCTATGTTGGATCAAACTCGCAAGATACCATCGGTAATTGGCAAAGTGTTCAACAATTAACTACACAGATATATGGTAATTATTATTCGGGTGTTATGAAGTACTCGGATATTTCAAATAATATTACAATCCCCGAAAAAACCTATTTTATGATTGGTTGTTATGGTGGTCCTTATTATAGAGCGGTTAAGTCACTATCTGATAATAGAACCGCAATGGTATCGGGACTACCGTTTGTTACCGCAATTAATAAAGTGTGTTTGGGTAATTGGCCATCAGGTGGTACATCAACATCAACACTTCCAGCACAATTAGGTGGTAGTGACAATGGTTATACCCTTTATGATGGACATTCTCACGTACATAGTGTAACCTTTAACTAAGGTCTAAATTTTTTAGATTACAACTAAAATAACTGATGTTTTTACTATTTATATAGAAAAGTAAAAATGTCATTGGAGATATCAGGTTTTAGTACCAATTTAATTGAATGTCAATCAACCTTATCGGGTGATTGTTGTCCTATTGATCCCACTTTAGATGTGAGACCATGGGCATATAAATTCAACACTCATGGTGGTACCAATAATTGTGATTTCTTAATCGATAGAAGAACGGAAAAGGGGTGGACATTAGATTTTGTTTTCAATAGAGAAAATCTACCGTGGTCTCTTGGGAGTGTTTTCTATTTTTTTGGTGTTAGGGATGAGAATGACCCGTACTTATACGCTGATAACAATTTATCATTTTCTTTTACTTCTGATGGTAGAATTAAGTGGCAGGCATATAGGTATTCGGGATCGTGTGTTAATGAATCATACCAAGAAACTTTTTATATAGACTCAGGGGTAACACCCATATTATGTTCTAATGGAACTTCTAAAGATTTTAATATCACTGTTGTATTTGATCGTCACCTAAGACACACCGAATGTGAAATAGAAAATGCGGGTGGATGGAATGACCTAATAACGGGAGATACTATAATGAACGCATCTGATGTTGTTTTATCGGGTTCCACAGAATCGATAAGGTATACGGAAGAATTAAATAAGGATTGGAATGATGAGAGGTACGCTCGTTTGGGTATTCTTAAAATATACCTAAATGGTTGGCCCATATATAAAATAGATAATTGGGAAGAGATAGTACCGTCGAAAAGAGGGTTCCAACCCTTCATACAGTCGTGGGGTGGGGGAACCACAGGTTCGGGTAATATTCATGTCGGAACCACTTCATTTAACTTAAAAACAATAAAATACATTGAACAACCTCTAAATGCATTGGAGGTGAAACACCACTACATAACTCAGGTAAAACCATACTACGATATAGTTGAATGTCAGGATCCGTGTGAAGAAACAGAAATACTACCATTTAGTGAGAGTACTATCTATTTTGATGACGATTCTGATGGTGATGGAAAAACTGATACCATTTACACCGAAAGTGGTGACATACTAATTATTTAAAATATTTATAAGAATGGCATTTAGAAGAATATCGGACTTAAGTTCAAGTTTAGAACCATCAGGAAGTGGGATTATACCCATTTCTCAGGATGGAATCACATTTGGTACCACTTTAGACACTATTAAAGGACAAATAGAAGGTAATTTAACCAACTCATTTGCATTAACATCGTCATTGAACGAGGTTACAGGGGTACTTAATGATTCCACCTCATCGATAGAGGATCTACATTTATTTTCTTCTTCCGCCAAAATTAGTATCGATGCTTTAGAGGTTTATACCGCATCTTTGGATGACTCTTTTGCCACCGATCTTGAATTACAAGAATTCAAAAACTATTTTAATAGTTACACATCATCAAATAATAACGTAAACGCCTACCAAAACGATAGGTTAGATGCATTAGAAAGTAGAAGTGACTCTAATGATGATCTTAATGTAGAACAAAATAATAGACTATCATCTTTAGAAACTGAAAGTGGATCTATTAGGAGTGTGTTTAACGATTACACATCATCTAATAATGAACTTAATTTAGGACAAGATAATAGATTGGGTTCTTTAGAGGTTGAGACGGGGTCATTATCGAGTAGAATTGAAACAGAGAGGTTAAGGGTAGATGCGATTTTAGATTCTTCCGAAGCGGATAAAGATTCTTTTGCTGAAATAGTTTCCTTGATTAATACGGTTGATACCGAAAACGACGAGGCGTTTGCGGGTTATGTTTTAGAGGCAAACGAGAGGTTGGGTTCTTTAGAGACTGAATCGGGATCTATCAGAGGTAATTTTAATGATTATACCTCTTCCAATGACACACTAAATACCGAACAAAACAATAGACTAAGTTCTTTAGAGACTGAATCAGGTTCAGTTCGTTCAGATTTTAATACATACACGTCGTCTAACGATGGTTTAACGAGTGGACATACAAATAGGTTAAATTCTTTGGAAACGGAGAGTGCATCTATTAGAAGTGAGTTTAATACCTATACATCATCTAATGATGGTAGATTAGATTCTATTGAGGGTAAAAGTGGTTCGTGGATTACATTAGATGATTTACCACCACAACCAACCCCACAGCCCACACCAATACCTGTGGATTTAACACCAATAGTAGGTAGGTTAGATGCGTTAGAATTTGAAAGTGGGTCTATAAGAGACGATTTTAATCAATTCACCTCATCTTTCTTATTGATTTCTGCATCAATCAACTCACAATTAGAGAATTTACAATCCTCATTAATTGAGTGTTGTTACCCCCCAACGGCAACCCCCGAACCAACATCGACTCCTGAACCAACCCCATACCCAACAGCAACTCCTAATCCAACACCTAATCCGACCGCAACTCCATTACCAACATCAACACCTAATCCGACAAGTACACCACCGGCAACCCCCGAACCAACGGCAACGTTACCACCAACAAGTACACCACCATCGACACCTGAACCAACGGCAACAATCACTCCTGAACCTACATCCACACCACAACCAACACCAACAGGTACGATATCGAACACTTTAGGGTATATTCATAAAGTAGTTAGTAAAATGAATCCGTGGGCTAACGAAGACTCTTTTGATTCATTAAACCAAACGGTAGGTTTATCGGAGACACTACAATGGGTATGTGACACCGTAAATGGTCCTTTCCCGGGTATTAGTGTTGTAGAAAATAATCAAGGAACTACAGAACAACCACATATTTGGACAAGTGCTCCGGGTGGTGGTTACAACGTCCCATCGGTTGGTGATATTATTTATAGAACTTCAGATGGTTCTCAGTTCTTTGAAATTGGTGGTTTCTTGGTTTATCAAACACCTATTAATAATGTTGGTAGTTACACGTGGATTACGGTTGGTGCTCAAGGTACGGTAATATCAGTAGATCAATTAGATTGTAGTATGGTTATACCCCCAACTGCAACACCTCTTTATACTGCAACTCCTGAACCAACTCCAAGTGCAACTCCACAACCCACAGGAACAAGTACTCCTGAACCGACGGCAAGTGCAACTCCACAACCCACAGGAACAAGTACTCCTGAACCCACATCGACACAATTACCAACATCAACCCCCGCACCGTCACCAACTTCAACACCACAACCACAATACAATACAACGATCAATATACAAGTTGTACAAAATTTCACAACCACACTGAGTGGTCTACAACTTTGGATGGTGGATTTACCTCAATCAGAGGTAGTGGTTCAACCCTACGATCAGAATTTGAGTTGGTATCAAGTTGGTACCTTCAATGATGTTGGCAATTGTTCACAGGGTGCCGGATATTCAAATGCACTCAGTTTTACTGTTACGGGCGGTCACACCGATTTCCACTATAAGGCGATACACTTTAGAAATTCTGATGGGTCTGTAATTCACGGTTTAAGGTATGAAACCACTTCAGGGATATGTAATTGGAATTGGACTAATATGTACACCATTAATGTCGGTGTCCAAACACTAAACTATAATCGAACAATAGACAATTACGTTAAGATTTATTCGAACACTTCGAATGTATCACTTGATCCGACGGCAACACCTATACCGACATCATCACCAACGCCAGAACCAACTGCAAGTTCTACACCTAATCCTACGGCGACGGAGAATCCAACCGCAACCCCTATACCAACATCAACCCCCGAACCTACACCTAATCCTACGGCAACGGAGAATCCAACAGCAACCCCTAACCCGACAAGTACACCTCAACCAACGCCGAACCCTACGGCAACTGAGAATCCAACAAGTACTCCCAATCCAACTTCAACGCCTGAACCAACACCAAACCCAACGGCAACGGAATTACCGACAAGTACTCCGAATCCAACGGCAACTGAACAACCCACTCCTGAACCAACCGCAACACCTGCACCTACCCCTGACTCAACCCCTGTACCAACAAGTACACCACAACCAACACCAAACCCAACGGCAACGGAATTACCGACAAGTACTCCGAATCCAACGGCAACTCCCGAACCAACACCAAACCCAACATCAACGGAATTACCGACAAGTACTCCGAATCCAACATCAACCCCCGAACCTACACCAAACCCAACCGCGACAGAGAATCCAACGGCAACACCTAACCCAACGTCGACTCCTGACCCCACACCTAATCCAACGGCAACGGAGAATCCAACCTCAACTCCTAACCCAACGGCAACGGAACAACCTACACCTGAACCTACTCCAAACCCAACGGCAACACCTCAACCAACACCTACACCGACATCACAACCAACATTAACAGTCACAAGTCCAACTGATGGTGGTGTATACCCTACAGGTGATATAATTATGTCAGTTGATGTGGGTGATTTCATATCGACTAATCAAGGTCACATTCACTACGAGTTAGATGGTGGTGGGGTTATCATGAAATATGATGATTTAGACGTAGTATTTGATATTAGAGATGAGGGTGAACATACTTTAGTTGTTGAGTTAGTGGATACATTACATGAAAGTCTCGATCCAAGGGTTCAAGAGACTATCGTTTTTGAGGTAGTTGGTCCAACCCCAAACCCAACGGCAACACCTCAACCAACACCTAATCCAACTGCAACAGTTGCAAACACCGCTAACACGATATTTTTACACATACCAAACTAATTAAGATATGACAAACGATAGATTAAAAGAGGTAACGGCAGAATTAAATAGAAACACATCTTCAGACATTGTGGGTGTTTCGTATGGTTTCAAAACAAGTAACAATAAAACCACTGACGAAAAAACTCTTGTCTTTACCGTTGTTAGAAAAAAACCCTTATCTGAGATTCCCGAAAGTGAACGAATCCCATCTGAAATTGTAATTGACGGTGAAACATTTAAGACCGATGTTGTTGAAGCAACAATAAAAGCACACGCATACGGTTTTTGTGGGGACCAAACTTTTTATGATTGGCAAGGTCAACCACCACAAAATAGGAATAAACACAGACCTTTAATGGGTGGTATTTCCGTAACGAATTATACTGCTTTAGGTTCTTATGTGGGTACTTTAGGTTTTATTGCGGTTGATAATGAAACAAATACTTTAGTTGGTGTAAGTAATAATCATGTTTTATGTGATGATGCATTTATAACCACGGAAAGGAATTTAAATGGTATTAGAACGAACGTTTTTACTCCCGGTGGTCATCAGGTTAATCAACCTAATGAAGTGGGATTGTCAGACCCAACATTAGGTGTCGGTATTGTTAAAAAATACCAACCAATAAGAGATATTCCATTTAATAACACTGTTGATGCTGCGTTAGCGTCTTTAGATTTTGGTGAAGGAGAACCCATAGTGGATGGTTCAGTATCGTGGAATCAGTTTGGGATTACGGGAATGACGAGTGCACCGAGATTTGCAACCACATCAGAAATAAATGCGTTATTAGAGAACCCCAATACTCGATATTACACCTCAGGTAGGACCACAGGACCAAAAGGTCAGGGAGACACTAAGTTATTTTGTACTGCAAGTTCATCATCAATAACAATAGGATACACAAAACAAGGTTCACCATCTTATGTGTATATGAACGACACTTTTGAATTACAAGCAAGTGGATCCACAACACCTACGGGTGATTGGTGTTATTACCCGTCAGCAGGAGGTGATTCGGGATCCGCAATTCTATGTGAAATAGAAGGTGAGGGCGGTCAAATGGAATGGGTAATTGTAGGATTACTTTATGGTGGTAAGGAAATTACAGACCCTGAGAATCCTGAGGGGACTATACCTATCGCTACGTTATGTAATAGAATTGACAACATTGTATCCGCATTAAATATTAGTGCATGGGATGGTACTTTTAACGGGGTGACTTTCGCGAATAATCAATCCCCACTAACTCACGTAGTGGAAGCGTCGTCAAATGATAAAACTATTACGGTAAATGGTTTAACCTATTGGCAGGTTGGTTTAGTAAATAATTCAGAGTATCCACCTGATCCAACACCTGAACCTACACCTGAACCTGAACCTACACCAACAGCGACCGCTGTTAAACCACCTTCTCCTACACCTAATCCAACACCTGAACCTACACCATTCGTTACTGCGACATCAACACCATCACCACAAACATTCACGTTTGGTTACCAACACGAAAATAGTTGTACTACATCGATTAGTGAATTATTTATAAATGGAGTTAAACAGGGTTCAACAATCCAATTAACTCAAGGGTCAACAGGATCGGGAACACTAAGGACTTATTCAGTATATCCGGGTGATAACATTACTATTACACATAGACCGTTTAATCTTCTTTCCCCTTGTACTAATAGTTATATCTCACCAACAACAAGATTAATTTTAAATGGGTCAAGTGTGGGGACGACAAATTCAAATACATCGAATTATTTGACATATAACTACACAGTTCAACAAGGTGTAAACCCTTCATTTGTAGTTATAATGGAAAATAGTCCCGCACCAACTGCAACACCTGTACCGACATACACACTTACATTACAAAGTGCAACAACCGCAGAACAATGTGCTAAAGGTTATATCTATATAGAAAAGAATGGTACTGAAGTTGCGAGAATGACAAAAACTCAGAGTCTGACATCCGCATCGTGGAACACATCAAGCGTGACATTCACACAATCAGACACTGTTTACGTTAAATCATTTTCACAAGGTGGTGGTGGTTCAGGATGTGTGAATGATGACACAAGAGTAAGATCGATAGTGGATGGTGTTATTAGAACAACATCGGAAGCACTTACAGGAACAAATAACCAAGGTTATTTACTACCCGATAGTAACCATACAATTACGGGTCAGTTTATCGCGACAGGTGGATTATAAAAAAATAGGTTAGATATTTATTAATATGGAATTCTTTATACGAAAAGGGGCTACAGACCCAATGTTAAAAATGAGATTGGTTGATGATGGTAGAAATGATAAGTCATCTTTAAACGATCTTTTAGAAAACGCCCATATTACTTTCGATATGATTGAGGTAGAAACAGAGATACCCCACATACTTAGTGAAGACTGTCATTTAACAACGAGGACCAAGAAATACGACCAAACCACAGATGAGTATTATATTACTTATAGGTTCAAAGAAGGTGAGACTTTAGAGTCGGGTAAATTCGAGGGGGTTATAACTATTCAATTTAGAGATACCGATCTTAACCCAACTAATAAGTTAATCGTCCCGATCAAAGAAAAATTATTCATTAACATCGTTTAAAAAATGCGCCCACATTAAGGGGGATATTTTAATTGGCACGAAAACCCGCCATACATAGATGATACGGAGTTGATTTTTAGTATATTTTTTCATATATTTGTTATGTAACAAGACAAACTATCCTAACTAAGGGATATGCTAATGTGTCATCCGAATATCAAATTTTATGAATGAAATAATCTCCCAAGAGGTAATAGAAGAATTCCTCAATGGTGGTGACCCTGAAGAATACATTACGGGACTCGAATATGAATATCGAACAAACACCATCTACAAAATCATCCAACACCCCGAAAAGGGTAAAATAATTAGGCAAGACAAACTAACTCCGTTTCTTTGGGTTAGTGATATTACCGATCTTAATTTTTACAATAAGAGTAAGGCACTTCAACGTCAAAAAATGTTGGAGTATGGTATTACAATAGAGAAGTTAGAAACAAGAGGTAATGAACGTCTTGAGGATGGGTTCAACTATCTCGTTAAAAGTAGTAAGGGTTATAGAGAACTTTTAAGTTTCTTTAGACAAGGAGGTATTAATCCGTGGGACGATAAGAAACTACCCAACGGTAAAATGATAAAAGAACATTTTATCCTACTGAATCCGAAAGAACAATACCTAATTCAAAAAGAAAAGAGGTTATTCAAAGGTATCGAAGAATATGAAGATGTTCATCGATTAGTATTCGATATTGAGACCACAGGTCTTGAACCTGAGACGGATAAAATCATTCTTATAGGAATGAAGGATAATCGAGACTTTGTTAAGATCATTGATGCCTTTGGTGAGGACGGAGAGAAACGATGTATTATAGAGTTCTTCCAATACTTAGAGGAATTAAAACCTACAATATTTGCGGGATATAACTCAGCATTCTTCGATTTCCCATTTATTTTAAAACGTGCCGAAATTTTAGGTATCAATGTAGAAGAACATACCAAAGTTTTCATTGATCAAGGAATGAAAGAAAGAGAGGGTATGTTAAAACTCGCAAATGAAGTTGAGACATACACCCAACACATGATATGGGGTATGAATATTCTTGATATCGCCCATTCTGTCCGTAGAGCACAAGCAATCAACTCTGATATTAAATCGTGGGGTTTGAAGTATATTACGAAATACCTCGGTGCCGAAAAAGAGAATCGTGTTTACGTTGACGGTGCATGGATTTCTAAAATATATCTCGATAATGAAAGTTATTATGTGAACCCCAAGACGGGTAAGTATAAAAAAATTGGAGAACCCGGTACTGAAAACTTACTTCAGAGATTCCCAAACAGTTATGAAGTGTGGACAGGTCGTAAAATCGTAGAACAGTATCTTGATGATGACTTGTATGAAACTATGGTGGTTGATGAATCGTTTAGTCAATCGACATTCCTACTTTCAAAATTGGTACCTACGACATATGAAAGGGTTTCTACAATGGGTACTGCCACGTTATGGAAATTGATCATGTTAGCGTGGTCTTATAAACACAATTTAGCAATACCTAAAAAACAAGAACGTAGGGCAATCACGGGTGGTTTATCACGATTACTTGCTGTCGGGTATTCAGAAAACGTTGTTAAGTTTGACTACTCGTCACTTTATCCATCAATACAACTTGTTTACGATGTGTTCCCCGAATGTGATGTTATGGGGGTTCAGAAGTCGATGTTAAAGTATTTCCGAGATGTTCGTATCAAATACAAAAAATTGGCTGCACAATATTCAAAATCAGATCCTGTACAGTCAAAGAAGTTTGATAGAAAACAGTTACCTATTAAAATCTTTATTAATGCGTATTTCGGTTCATTATCCGCACCACATGTATTCCCATGGGGCGATATGGATAAAGGAGAAACAATTACGTGTGTTGGTAGACAGAGTCTAAGAATGATGATTATGTTCTTCCAAAAGAAAGGGTATAAACCACTCGTAATGGATACTGATGGGGTTAACTTTTCGTGCCCACCTGATGTGGATGAAAGAGAATACTTAGGTAAGGGAAAGAATGAATTAGTAGTGGGGGGTAAACTCTATAAAGGTGCCGAGGCCGACACCGCAGAATTCAATGACATTTTTATGAGGAATGAAATGGGGTTGGATATTGATTACGTTGCACCATCCACAGTTAATGTTGCAAGGAAGAATTATGTACTTAAAAAACCAAGTGGAGGTCTTAAGTTAACAGGTAATACTATTAAGTCTAAGAACCTACATGGTTATATCGTTGATTTCTTAGATGAAAGTCTAAAATTACTTTTAGATGGTAAGGGTCAGGAATTTCTTGAGGTTTATTATTCGTACATAGAAAAGATATTTAATAAGGACATCCCTCTCGCTAAGATTGCGAATAAGGCAAGGGTAAAACAAAGTATACCCGCATACTTAAGAGATATGAAAACAACCACTAAAAGTGGTGCGAGTAAGGCGAGAAAGGCACATATGGAACTCATCATTAAAAATGATTATCCCGCAGGTTTAGGTGAAACAATATTCTACGTAAATAATGGTGATCGTAAAGGTGATGGTGATGTTCAGAAGATCACTAAACCTACGAAAAAATTCCAAAAAGAATATTTTGAGGAACATGGAACAGAAGTCCCTGAAAATTATATTAAGATTAACTCATTCATGATTACAGAAAAGGAATTGAATGATAATCCTGATATGAAGGGAGATTACAATGTTGCAAGATATATTAGTACTTTTAATAAAAGGATTGAACCATTATTGGTTGTGTTCCACCCTGACATTAGAAATGAAATACTAATTGAAGATCCTAAGGATCGTCCTTTCTTTACATCGTCACAATGCGAATTAGTTAATGGTTATCCAATGAAAGAAGGCCACCAAGATGATTTTGATGAAGTAATGACCCTATCTGATAGTGAGGTGATGTTTTGGAAAAAGGTTAAGAGAGATCCGTACTTCCTTTATTTAGAAGATAGTATCAAACATGTCGATCCTTATTGGGTACAAAAAAATAGAGATGCCGTTGATTTTAAAGTCGATAGTAGTCCTTCACGGGAAGGTGATATAATAGAAATGGGTGGTCACGATTTCGCAACCCACACCGATATCTCTTAGATCATGTTAAAAGGAGACTGAATAGGTCTGTACTTTAAAGATTTGTTTAAATTCTCAGCTTCATTACCCTTTCTCTCTAACATTTTGTCGGGACGTAATCTTTCTAACCTCTGTGTTAATTCTTCCACAAGTTTTAACTTCTCGTCCTTTCCTTCTGTTAGTAGAGAACTATAATCTAACTTAACTTGACTATCAGGTACCTGAAGGTCCCCTGAGAATTTAGAATATATTCTACCTAACCCTTCTTTAGAATATGCGATAAGATATTTTCTTACCCAATTCTGAGCGGGCTTATTAAGTGTTTCCCACGTTAATTCTTCAGTTGCAATATCTGAAGGTAATTTCACAACGTCTTTGTTTTTATCTAAACAATCATCTCTATCGTGTGTATCATAATACCAATACCACACATAGTGGTTGTGTTGTTGGATGGATCCAAAATCGAATCTACCACCCGGTACGTTATATAAATGAACGTATTTTTTACCTTCAGGACCCGCAGTGACACGGTAGGTCAGTTCACCACCAATAAGTCTATTCTTAATGTTTCTGTCTTGCATACGAGCCAATAGGTCATATGCGGGTAACATAAAATATGAACCTGAAGTTCCCATTTGGGCAAATCCACCGACACCACCGAAACCTACACCACCAAGACCACCGAAACCACCTAAGAATGGGTCAACAATCGAATCAGTAAGTTCGGCTCTCGTAAACCATAATAACTCATTGATTTCACGACCCGCAGGGATTTCATAAACCTGTTGGTTTGGTATAAGTTCAATTTTGTCTTTTTTAAGTATGGAGTCACCACCCGTTTGTAATCCAACTATCTTAGAATATGAATGAGAATACTGTGTCTCATAATCTAATGATCTCGTTGTGAATGCCCTTGTTAATGATTGTGTATCAACGTCTAACCCAGCTAAAGACGACCATTGTGATTCTATTAACCAATCACTAACGTATTGTTCATATTCATCGAGGGCTAACTCGAGGAATGTGTCCATCTGTTCTTCAGTCAATTCTACTGACCTGATAGGCATTCCTAAGAGGTGGAAAATTTGAGAATAGAGTTTCTCTTTGTTTGTGGGTGTTATAATTGTACTTGCCATACTTGTGTTATTACAATAAATAGTTTATATTTGTAAAAACCCTTAGTATATTTTGATGGATATTCAGAAATTAAAAAGGAATATTAAATTAGATAGGACAATCATTCAAAGTGTATTTGTTAACAATCGCGAGAATAAGTCATATTTTATTTCTTCACTTAATAAAGTCATATCAAAACAAGATTATGATGGTGTAACCTCAAAGTATGATATAAACGAGGATGTTTGGGATTTATATAGGAATCAACCAAAATGGGGTGTATGGCAAAAAATAAGGGGAGATTGGAAATGGTCATACATTAATACTATTGAAACAAACTATTCCGCCATCTTCGAGTTGGTTAACTTTTATAATGATCTAATAAAAAAGGGGAGACTAAATTATAAGGAAGTAACCTACGGGGGGTTAACTGAGTCATTCAGAACCGAATGTGATCAGATAATCTCATTTATAGACAAATATTTTGATAGGGTTTTCGGTCTATATGAAGTGACAGAATTATCTAATAAATTATCGGTTGCAACATCATATTCATGGTACAATTCAATGTTATCTGAAATGTCTTATGTGAGAATGGTCATTAAAGACACTAAGATGATACCGATATATGGTAAAGAACGTGGTGATGGTGAAGATTATAATAGTGGGGTTGATTTTTCAATTATCGACAATGGTGTTGATATTCAATATCAACATAAGAGATGTAACGATTCCTCACATCACCCTATTCGAGTGGTTTTAGACGATGAAAATGATTGTGTTATTATCCCAACGAGTGTCAGTAAAAGGAAACATAGAGACGTAGACTACTTAGTTGTTGAAAACAACGGTACAATATATGAATTTAATATACAGGGTATTGAGACTGACGAGTCAATAGAAGTTACCAATTCAACCACAACAATACCTAACGATAGGTTAACGAATGTTTTTGAAAAGAATGATGATGATCAACTTAAACTGTTGATGGATATCTTTAGAAGATGTAATCTTATTGGTTACACTTTTAACATTTTTGATTCTGTTGAACCTTATGTCGACCTAAATGTGAAAAATAAACAAATAACTATTGGGTTTGGGGGTGTGGATATAGAATCTGTTGAGGAAGATTTAAGAAAATCTTTAGATATTTTACTTAATACTTTTAACTAACTCACTTGCAAAACTTTCGGAATACTCTCCGTCGCCCATAACTTGATCAATAATACCCTTTTTCTTTTGTAGTATGTTATATACCGTCATTTCGATGGTATTCTCAAACACGGGATAATATACAAGTACACTGTTCTTTTGTCCGTATCTATATGCCCTGTCCTCCGCTTGTGAGTGATCCGCGGGAACAAAAGATAAGTCATTCATAATAACAGTATCTGCCTCGGTAAGGGTAATACCCACTCCCGCAGCCTTAATATTACCAATGAAGATTTTAATTTTATCTTCGTTTTGGAACCTATCCACAGATTCTTGTCTTGCGATTTTAGACATTCTCCCATCTAAAACAACAGACTTCTTTTTATACTTTTCATGTATCATGTCAAGTGACATGGTAAAGTTTGTGAAGACAATAACTTTCTTACCTTGTTCTAACACTTTATCTATTAGTTCACAGGTGTGTTCTACTTTCTCGATGGCGATGAGTTGACGTAGTTTCATTAACCTGTTTAGGGTTACGGTAATACTTTCTTTTTCTTTATTCTCTTCACTAATCCTTAAAAATTCAGTCAGTTCATCATCATAGAATGAATTCTTTAATTCTAACCAAATTGGGGATATAATTTTTTCAGGTAAGTCAAGTACATCGGTCTTAAGTCTTCTAAGGACCACCGCCTTAGTTTGTTCTCTTAATTCATCTAAATTACTTGCACCACTCGTATTCCAAATCTTCCTACCACCTACTCTAAATTGATATCCCTTACAATACCTCATCACATAACTCTTCCAATTAAGGGTAAGTGGTGAATTAACAATCCTAAGTAGGTTATAATAATTAATAGGTCTCGAGGTCATAGGGGTACCTGTAAGTAACCAAACCTTAGGGATCTTAGCCAAGATATCATTTAGTAGTTTAGTTCGTTGTGCTTGACTATTTGAGATGTAATGGGCTTCATCTACAATGGCGAGATCAAAACCTTCATTTAAAATGATTTGATATGCTTCACTATCCTCACTATTTTCAGTGGTGTGGAAATTTTTAAGAATGTCATAGTTAATGATATAATACTTAAATGTAGAACCCCACTTTTTTCCTTCGACAATTAATACATGGTCTTCTGAGTAATTTTCTATTTCTCTTTTCCAATTAATTTTTAGTGATGCAGGACACACAATCAACACCTTCTTCGCCTTACTTTCAATAGAGGCAATTACAGTGGAAGTCGTCTTACCAAGACCCATATCGTCAGCAAGAATAAACCTATCATTGGCGAGAAGTTTTTCAATTGCTTCTTTTTGGTGAGACATTGGGGGTCTTTTAGAGTATGGTGAATAATCAACTTCTCTATCTAATGTCTTTTCTTCCTGTATAATCGATGCCTTTGGGATCCACATTGTAACGGGTTTCATTTCGTTTGTAAGGTTTCCCCATATGTGATACGCTTTATCGGTTTCACAAAGAAGTTTCTCAACCCAAATTTGATCAACAGGTTTCATTAACAACCTTTCTTCCTGAAGTTTGGACCCAAAATGTTTTGCAATTTGAATATACTTTTTCGCCACTTTCGGTTTCACATCATGATACTTCAGAATATAATCCGATTGTGGTCGAGTTAAACTATAATTTTTTGTGGACTCAGATCTTTTCTGCCACTCTAAAATTTGGTTATTATACCCCGTATAACCCGTTAGTATTTCTCTCGCTTCTATTTCAGGTATTTCCTTTCCCATACATTTACTTAAATATAAGGAATTCAAATGAATATTTAAACTATTTATGTATATGAGTAAAAAGTTACCAATCACAAGACTTAGTAAATTCTTCTCAAATGAGGATTTCGATTTCAACCTACAATTAGGTAAGGAATATCTACATGGTGATTTAAATATGAAATTAGTTCTTTACAGGGTTGATACTGAGAGTACTGATACTGATGCGGTTTATGCCGAAGTTGGTAAAGATCAGATCAAATTTTTCCCGCCCATTGAGTTTAATGCGTTGGTTAAAATTGAACAACCTAAAAACTCGTCTTATAAGAATGGTACAGTTAGATATTTGGAACCCGGTAATTTAACCTTATCGGTTTATATTGATCACTTACAGGATTTAGGTATTGATATTAGATATGGTGACTTCATTGGATATCCTGAAACAGAGGATAAAATAAGGTATTATACCGTAAGTAATGATGGTAGAGTAACTTCGGACAATACTCACAACATGTTCGGTTTCAAACCATATTATAGAACAATAACTTGTGTTCCGGCACAAGAGGCAGAATTTAGAGGTGTATAATGGGATATCCTAAAAGAAAAAACAACGTAAAGGTTTACCAAGGAAATGAATTGGTGGAGAGAAGACAGGAGTTATTAGATAAAATAACGCAAGGGGATTCTTTTTTACCTGATTCAGTACTTCATGATGATTTGGATTTAGGAATGTTAGACTTTGTCAAACAAAACTTTAGTGTTTTATCTGACGGAGGACAGGTACCTATTATACCAAAAATATTAACCATACAGAGATGGGGTGAATTTACAAACACGTGGGATTTCGCGGATTTGGATGGAAATCCATCCCTACCTTTTATTGCAGTTATTAGAAGACCTGACGTACAGCCGGGAACTAATCCGAGTTTACAAAGAACAATACCTGATAGACAACAATTCCACTATGCAACAGTACCAACATGGAATGGTACTCAAATGGGTGCTGACATATATAAGATACCCCAACCCGTGGCAATTGATATAACTTACGAGGTAAGTATTGTATGTACTAAATTCAGAGATTTAAATAAATTCAATCAAATAGTACTACAGAAATTCTCATCACGTCAGGCATACACGACAGTGAAAGGCCATTATGTACCAATTGTATTGGATAATATTGAAGACAACACACCCGTTGAATTAGATTCTCGTAGATTTTACGTTCAAAATTATAGATTCGTTTTACTTGGTTTTTTAATTGATGATCAAGAATTCGAGGTTAAACCTGCGGTGAGTAGATTATTCTTAATGAATGAATTTATTCAAAGTAATAATTACGAAAAGAAATATCTCACTAAAAATTTAGAAATATCTGTTGCCACGTTCACTGCTGATGGACTTCAAACAGTATTCAGTGTAGGAGAAACTATAGGTATTTTATTTAATGTTTCAATAAATGGTCTTGTTCAAGAAAGGGATATTGATTTTTATCATGTCGCACTGACCTCTAAAATTACATTCGTTGAACCTCCAAGAGAGAACTCAAAGGTAACCATCACTTATTATAAAGGTAGGTCGAGTGTCTTTGTTGATAGTGAGGGTAACGTTAGACAGGTATCTACCGAATACTTCACATATGATGGATCATCGGTATCATTCACCACGACTAATAATATTGATAGTGTAATAAGTTTAGATATTAACGGTCTTTTACAAGAAGAAGGGGAAGACTTTGATATTTCTTCAGGAACTGAAATTACTTTAAAAGGGACACCGAGAATTGGAGCAAGGATTGGTGTGACTTATCTATTCTAACTATTCACCATATAGGTCCTTTTTTCGATCAGTACAATACTTATCCACCCACATTTCCACGACCTTATAAATCTTCATACCATGTTCATCACAGTATGACTTTAGTTTATCATGGTGCCTATCACTGATTTTAAGGTTTTTTGTTTTTCGAATACTCATAAAGATAAAAAAGGATACAATTATATCTTTAAATATCTCAAAATAAAAAAGTTGAGAAATCTTTACTAAAAACAAAGATATTTATATAAAGACAATAAAAAATATAACTCAAGTAATCGATGGCAAATTCAAACAGAGTATTCGTTTCTCCGGGTGTGTATACATCAGAGAAGGATCTAACGTTCGTAGCTCAAAGTGTAGGTGTAACTACCTTAGGTTTGGCGGGTGAAACTATTCAAGGACCCGCATTTGAACCAATTCTAATAAGAAATTTTGATGAATTCAAAACCTATTTTGGTCCTACCTCCCCTGTAAAATTTTCAGATGGTAACCCTAAATATGAATTAGGATATGTTGCAAAATCATACCTACAAGAATCAAATCAACTTTTCGTAACGAGAGTTTTAGGTTTAACAGGATATAAACCACTAAAAACTTTCGGGATTAAAACATTAGGAGGAATTACTGTAGATTTAGATACGTTAACTAATTCAGATGTTAACAGTTTATCAGGTGCTACACCAAACGCGAACACGGATTTAAGTATCGCAGGGTCAGCATTCTACAATGATTTATCTGACAAAACAGCAAACGACGGTACATCAATCCCTGATTTTATAACAGGATTAACGGTACAAGACGGAACATGGTTCACAATCGGTCATGTAGATGGGAATGATACAGCATCATTAACCGACTCATTACAAATCACAGGACCTATTGGTAGTAACTCAAATAATAATTGGTACAACACATTCTTTAAGGAGGATGGTTTAGGAAATATAGATGGTGTTTATTCATACTTGTTTGTGTGGAGCACAGCAAATAATGGATGGAACATTGCACAATATGAGTGGTCTGCGGAAGTAAACGCCGACTATGACAATATGATTGTATTGGCATTAAGATCGAGAGGTTCGTATGATGGTGAATCATTAGAACTTGAAGTTACGGGCAATACCGATCTAACTATTTCATCTACTGAAATCGGATCTAATCCTCTTGGTGAATTCACATTAACTGCGGTTGGATCAACAAGTGGTTCTAAAACATTCACATGTTCTTTAGATGTTTCATCAACAAAGTATGTATCTAAAGTATTGGGTAGTGATGTTTTTGATAAGAAAAAAGGTGAATTCCCTGTTTATGTATTCGAGGAATACCCTAACCTATTAAAATCTTTACACGATTTAGGTTTAGTAAGAGGTTTATCTACTGATGTTGTGTATCACGATGTCGACAATGACTTCTTAAATCAGTGGGATACTCCCGCATCACCAACCATCGTATCGGAAGTGAGAGGTGGTACTGTTTCAGATCTATTTAGTATCGTAAGTATTTCTGACGGTGACGCAGCAAACAATCAAGTAAAAATACAAATCCAAAACATTGATATTGAAACGGGCGAATTTGATTTAATCGTTAGAGATTTCAATGACACTGATGATAATATGTCAGTACTTGAGAAGTTCTCAAGATGTTCAATGAATCCTGATTTACCGGGGTACATTGGTAGAAAGATTGGTACATCAGATGGTGAATACGAACTAAGATCTAAATATATTATGTTGAACTTAGCGGAAGATCACCCTGTAGATGCATTCCCTGCTGGATTTAAAGGATTTACTTCAGATCTTTTAGGTACAAGTAAGATTGGTAATGTATTATATAAAACCAAATACAATGATGCAGGTGATGTTATTGGGTACTCTTCTTTAGGTGAACCTGAATTAACAAACGGTGATAAAGTAAGAAAGGTAACTTTAGGTTTATCAAGTCAAATTGGTTTGGATTCTGATTTATTCCACTATAAAGGAAATGCGGCGTCTCAAACTTCACATGGATTCCACTTATCAGTTAATGCACCGACAGGTTATAAGACAACACCTTACGATTTAGAAGGTGCGGATAAAGGAAAATTAGATTCAAAATCATTTAGAAAGTTCACATTGGCAGTATGTGGTGGTTTCGATGGATGGGATATCTACAGAGGTACAAGAACTAATGGAGATGGTCACATTTTCGGTAAGAACACTTATGTAAGTGGACACACAACCAACGGTGGTGTATTCAGTTCTGCAGTGGGTAATTCAGATTACTACGCATACTTACAGGCAATTGAAACATTCTCTAACCCTGAATCAGTAGATATTAACATCTTCGCAACACCGGGTATTGATTTCTATAACCACAGTTCATTGGTTAATCAGGCAATCGATATGGTTGAAGGTGATAGAGCGGATTCATTATATATTGTAAACGCACCTAACACGTCAGATGTTGATGAAATTATTGATCAGTTAGACACTGTTGATTTAGATACTAACTATACAGCAACCTATTGGCCTTGGATCCAAGTAAGAGATGGGGATAATGCAACTCAATTATACATCCCACCTACAGGTGAAGTTGTTAAGAATATCGCATTGACCGATAACGTTTCTTATCCTTGGTTCGCAGTAGCGGGTTACCAAAGAGGTTTAGTAAACGCAATTAAAGCGAAGAAGAAACTTACTTTGGATAATAGAGATGATCTATACAAAGCAAGAATTAACCCAATCGCAACATTCTCAGATACGGGTACTATCATTTGGGGTAACAAAACCTTACAGGTTAGAGAATCGGCACTTGATAGAATTAACGTAAGAAGATTGTTATTAAGAGCAAGAAAACTTATTTCGGCAGTCGCGGTAAGATTATTATTCGAACAAAACGACGAACAAGTAAGAAATGAGTTCTTAAGATTGGTAAATCCAATTCTTGAATCAATTAAGAAAGAAAGAGGTTTATACGAATTCCGAGTAACTGTATCAAACGATCCTGAGGATATTGATGCAAATACACTAAGAGGTAAGATTTATGTCAAACCAACAAGATCATTGGAATTTATTGATGTAGAATTCTTGATAACACCAACAGGTGCATCATTCGAGAACATCTAAATAATAAAAGGAAAAGGGAGGGTCTTACGACTCTCCCCTATCCAAAAGTAAAAATTGAGATGACACCCGGTATACTGGCTAATTATAATAGCAACTTTAATTATTTATTTAATTTTACTTGCTAATATTACCGGGTAACAAAAAAATACGGAAAATTTTTGACAAAGTCAAGTACTTTCCAAAACAAAATAAAAATATTTCGATAAGAGATATATTTATAATAAAAGAATAAAAAGATAACAAATATACAGACATGGCAGATTTATTAATGAAAATGCCGGTTCCTTATGAACCGAAAAGAGTTAACCGATTTATCGTTAGATTCCCTTCAAGTTTGGGTATCAACGAATGGTATGTTACTTCGGCAGCAAGACCGAGTGCAAAAATCAACTCTGTTGAAATTCCTTTCCTAAATACATCAACTTACGTTGCAGGTAGATTCGTTTGGAATGAATTAAGAGTTAAATTCAAAGATCCAATTGGTCCTTCAGCATCTCAAGCGTTGATGGAGTGGTTCAGACTACACGCAGAGTCTGTAACAGGTAGAATGGGTTACGCTGCGGGTTACAAGAAAGACATTGAGTTGGAAATGTTAGATCCAACAGGTGTTGTAGTTGAAAAATGGATTCTACAAGGAACATTTATCACTGATTTGAACTTCAACGAATTAGATTACAACAACGATGCACTTGCAACTATCGATTGTACATTGAGAATGGATAGATGTATCCAAGTTTACTAAGAAAAAAATCTGTCTAATATTTATAAGGGAACTCTTAACGGGGTTCCCTTTTTTATTTTAAATAAACTTTACTTTTTGATATTTAATGTATACATTTTAACTATATGGAAGACAGACCTCAATATGGGATAGACCCAACAATTGCATATGATGTAGTTGAATTACCAAGTAGGGGACTTATGTACCCTTCAAAAACCAAGGCACTTAAGGTTGCGTACCTAACTGCTGCGGATGAGAACATCTTATCCTCACCAAACTTGGTTGCAAAGGGGGATGTGATTACTGAATTACTTAAAAGAAAGATTCTTACTAAAGAAGTTCCTGTAGAGGAATTAACCGTAGAAGATCAACAAGCAATCTTAATTTTTTTAAGGAACACCGCATTTGGACCTGAACTTAAATTAAGTCTTAAAGATCCTAAAACGGAGGAGGTTTTTGAACATACAGTTGACTTGTCTGAATTAACATATAAAGAATTCAACCTCAAAGAAGACGAGAATGGTGATTATCCATATAGAATGGAAAAATCAGGTGTCGACGTTACCTTTAATTTTCTATCCAATAAAGACGAAGAGGAATTAAGTCTGATAGAAAGGAATTGGAATGGTTTAGGAAACCCACCAATCGTAACGAAGAGATTGGAAAAATTAATTAAATCTGTTGCGGGTAATCCTGATCCTATGAACATTAGGAACTTTATCGAAACATTACCTATTCTTGATTCTCAAAAATTCAGGAAATATGTTGCAGATAACAAACCCGGTGTCGATTTGACACAACAAGTTATAGCCCCATCAGGAGAACAAGTCACTTTTAGAATCGACTTTGGGGTTGACTTTTTTCGCCCTTTCTACGGACTATAAAAGCGCGCAGTATACTGAAATCATTTTCTTAGTTAAAAAGGGGTTTACCCACAGGGATGTTCTTGAGATGCCCACTTATTTAAGGAGATACTATGTAGAACGAATTATCGAGTTGGAAAAACCTTCTGATTAGGTATTTATATAGTATGAATGAGAGAGATCTAAGGAAACTTTATGAATCCACCGGCGGAGACGCCGCAGATTACGATTCGTGGAAACGAAGTAATAAGAATATCATACAAAAACTATCAAACCAAAACGATAGTGGTGGTAGTGGTAGTAGTGGTAATTCAAATAATAACCTTGGTAAAGGGTTTGGGGAGACTCTCATGGAAGGGTTCGGTAACATATTAAAAGGAGGTCTCAGACAAACATCAGCACCCCAAGGTCCTGATTATCTAATGGACACCGTAAATGCTATAACTACTCAGAAGAGTGGTAATATAATAGAGAAAATCGGTACTGTCCTTGCGGAACTTGGAACTAAGGCGGTTGCTGACTACGCCGCGGAACAAAGTTACCTATTAACTGAAGTTAATGAAAAGTTAGGTCTAACAGGGACACTATCAGAAGAGTTTAGGGAAGAAATCACAAGAGCCCAACCCGCACTTATAAGGTTAGGAATCCCTTTTGATGAATTAGTTGACTCGGCAAAAGAATTAGTGGACACCACAGGTAGGTTTGCCTTAGTTGGTGCTGATATGTTAGTACGTGCGGGTGAAATAGCACAAGCCTACGGTATGGATATGGCAGAAATTGTTAGTTCATATTCAGAATTTGAAAAGGTTGGTATAGGGGCATCACAGGCACAAGAATCTATCGCAGATGCGGGTGAGAGATCATTAGAATTAGGACTCCAATCTAAAACCACTATTAAGGGTATTACTGAAAATATAGAAAAATTAAATCAGTACGGATTCCAAAATAGTGTTGAGGGGTTAGAAAAGATGGTTCGTAGGGCCACTGAGGTTAGAATGAACCTACAAGATGTATTTAAAGTGGCCGATCAGGTATTTGATCCCGAAGGTGCGTTAGAACTATCTGCAAACCTACAAGTTTTAGGTGCTGCCTTTGGTGATTTTAACGATCCACTTAGGTTAATGTATATGGCAACCAATGAGGTTGAGGGATTACAAGGTGCATTAGAAGGGGTTTCCAAAAATTTAGCAACCTATAATACTGAGACCGGTGCGTTCGAAGTGACGGGGGCGAACCTTAGACAAGCAAGGGATATTGCGAAAGCGTTGAATATGGATGTCAAAGACCTTACTCAGACCGCAATCGCACAACAGGAAAGAATGCAAGCGAGTCAGATGATGTCAGGTTTAGGGTTAAGTGAGGAACAAGAAGAATTCTTAACCAACATTGCCAGAAT